TTACAATCTTCTGTGTAAGAAGTTGCTGGCTACGATTAAGGTTATTCAACAATGGCTGTATTCCCACCATCGAAGAACTTTGTTGTAGCATTGTAAGATATCCAGACTGTTGACCGCTCTGTTGCTCGCCAAAAGTTGAATCATTAAGGTTCAACGACTTCATAATATAGCTGTCGAAGGTGTCCTTCATAGCAAATATAGACTGTGGAACATCAGGCATCTGTATCGGTGCTATGTCTTGACCTATTACAGCATTCTCTTTTAAAGCTATATTACCATGGTTACCAGCGGTAAATAGATCATCTTCATCGACGACCTTACCGGGCTTGAAATAGTGACCGTTATAAATACGGCTGTCTATCATATCTATTATCTTTGATACACGCTTGTTCAACTCACATTGTGGGTCTCTTGCAGCTCTAACAAAAGACTGCATGTTATAGCTGAAATCGTCGTATTCAGGGTTATGAAATGATATAAATGGTGTAAATGGATAGTCGTCGATATCGTTAGGGTCTCCACCTTCGGTGAACGGTTCTCCATTGATAAGAACATAAAGATTAACGGTAGGCTTATACTTCTGTATCAGCTTTACAGTCTCTTTCTTAAATATTCCATTTATTTCATCAACGACTTTCTGGGCTTCACGCTTAGTAGTCTTCGTAGGAAACTCTATTATGTCATTGGTCTGCATATTGACCATATAGTGGCATACACGAGTATCTCTTAGCCACATCTCATCATACGATAACATTTCACTACCATTGTAGTTCTTTGAATACGGTATGTAGGGGAATTTATCATCAGGCTCTGAGGATAACTTTAGCTTATTTATGTCTTTAGCTCGTTCTGGTAATAACGAGATAGCAGTCTCTTTAGAGATATATTTACGACGTAATATGTCATTGCAATCGCTAAGATCAAAGTTCTGAAAGTATGGATCCCATATTACAGCATTGTAAGGAATACGTAGAAAGGTTATATCTCCATCTTCAAAGTCTGTAGAGTAGTCTGTGTATATCTCACTAAAGTTTATTGCTGTCACAAGATTTCCAAGATAACACTCCGATATATGATTATATCCCTGTCTCTTCTGCATGTTAAACTGCACGCATGAACTGTGTTGGTCGGAAGCTTCAACCTCTTCTGGGATATCATTAACATTAGTGACTATCGAAGACAATCTATTAAGACATTGTTCTCCATGAACGACATTAACAGCACGACGTATCATGTTGTTTGTTATCATAGAACGGTTATTCTCTAGTAGATATTGTTGCTCTTCAAGGGTGTATTGCTTCCCTAGGTAGAACTCCATGTCAATACGAGACTGTTCTTGTAGTTGATTCAACTTCTCGTAGTCTCGTGTATAACGGTCATTAAATGCTGTTAGTATCTCTTTTCCATGGAGCATGGTATTCTCCTATTAGAATTGGCCAAAGTTCATATTAGTAATGCGAGGGTCTATCATAGAACCTGTAGTAGTAGGTACAGATGTAGATGTCTTGTTGTTTTTACCAGAGAACATTCCAGTGGCAGCATATCCTGCACCTGTCGCTATCGGGCTTAATAGTGAAGCTAGTGGAGAGGTGTTATTATTCTGGTATGTTGCCATTGTAGGTGTCGTTGATAAGCTCGCTTGCCTGTTCTCTGTACCTTGTTGGGCTTGATATAGCAGTTGTGCTAGCTGTCCACTAAGACCTGATTCCATGTTAGCACCTGCACCATAGGCAGTACGTTGTGCCGCTCCGCTATTAGGAGCACCCTCTGAAATGAAACGCTCTTGTATTCCTGGTAATGTCTGTTGTTGGAATTGTTGGCGTGCAGGAGCTGCCACACTATCTTGGAACATGTTAGTCACCTGAGCAGGATCGAAATCCTGTAGCAGATTGCTTAATGTAGATTGTTGCTCTGGGGTTAAAACTGATTGTTGTTGTATGTCACCACGAGTGCTTCCCATTATTTCTCCTCTCCGCTATATTCTAGCAGAATATTTTTTGATCTTAAAAAACCCATCTTTTCGAATAACGCTGGACGGTCTGATATCCATAAAACCTTGTGTAGCTCTAACTTATCGAATAATTCCTTTAGAAAGTCAACAGTAAATTTTACAGTGTTGCCAACATGCCATAATTCTTTGTTTACACTTAGTATATTAACAAATAAAATCTTTTCTAGCATGTTTATCTCGCACCATAAGAACCCCATTATCTCGTTAGTATCAGATAATAATATGAAAAGCAGTTGGTTAGGGCTTTGTAGTGCTATATCCATGAATGAATAGAAGTTATCAGGAGAAAACTGCTCGTCAGGTAGCTGTTCTAGCAGTCTTCTAGGGACAAAAGAAGCATTTACACACCGTTCAAGCTTCACGGTCTATTACTCCTATGTAGCGGATATGCCCTTTTATTGTCTCAGTACCTGATAATTGGACGATACCACTAGAAATACCATCACCACAAGCCACAATTTCACAATATAGGGTATCATTAATGCCATCAAGAACCAATTTTGTACCTGATGGGTACGTTACATTAGAATCTAGACATTCACCGACCCAAATATCAGCCCCACTACGTATCTTTAGTGGTAGCTTTATACGAATATTACCAGCACCAGTATGTGCCGTCATTGTAATGTTAAACCAACAGTCTACAAGTATACCATTACGATAATATACTCCTTCCTGGCTTGAATATGTGCCAGTACCAGTAGTAGTGCTTCCGCTTACAGTTGGCGTCCATGAACTTTGAGAGCCATTTATGCTTTCTGCAATGTCTTCATACATCTGCGTAAGAACATTATTAAGGTCTTCTGTATTAGTCGGAAATAGTATATTTAATGGTAATGTCAAATTATATTGCCCCCTTCCTTAAATCCTAGTTTAAAGGAGTGCAATTCAAAGTTATATGCCTTGTATAGGCTGTGTTCTGGGTGTGATAAATTGAAAGAGATAACATCGTCGATAGCATTGCAATATACCCTCCTCCATACCTTGTTATTTACACCATCACATATGAATGTAGTAGTAAGAGTACCCGTTATGTTATCAGTGAAACCAAGGCAGAAATTAACTTCTATTTCACACTCAGCATTTGATGACACTAAGAAGTCGATATGACCAAGAGAGACCATCTTTCCTGCTTCTGAGTATGGATTATATCGTTTCGTTACTATATCGAAGTTATATTCTATGCCATTGTCACTTGGAGAGTTTTCGTCGTCTAGTATGTAAATACGACCATCATCTCCACCTGATAATGTTATCTGGTCGCCACTCTGGTGTTCTAGCTCTCCATAAGTCATACCAGCATAATCAGAATAATAAGCATTGCGACCCTCTTCGATGAGTATCTTCTTTACTTCCGGGAAGTCCTTTGCCGTATTTATGTCTCTAAAAGTAGTATCATAGGTTCTGTTAAAGTCACATAGACAGTTTATCGGCAATGGGTTTCCATCAGCATCGGAGAAGTCGTAGGAAGATATTATATCGTCATCATAGTTGAAGACCAATATCTTGTCACAATATCCAAGATTAGAACGTGCATTAGAAGGATAAGCAAGCCACGCCTGATGTTTATGTGATATCACATGACCAAAGCATTTTGTTATGTTATCGTAGTCGATATCAAGAGTAAATTGAGGCAACGTGGTATTTGCTTTCTTTGCTGTTACACCATCGCATGCAACCATCTCGTCTCTATTAAGAGATACGACATACTGGTCAAAGTCAAAGAAACCAAAGGTAGAAGCAGTCTTAAATCTGCTGTTAAGCATCTGCCAGCGGTACGGCATGTCAGGATTTCCAGTATACAAAAAGAAAGCTATGTCATTCTCAAGGAATACTATAGTACGGTCTTTTAGCTGTATCGTCGTTACTATCTCATCATTAGTAGTAACATCGCTATAATCACCCTGACCATCTACATCAGAACGCCAAGCGTCTACAGTAAATGGGTTCTGTGCAGCACTCCATCTTGCCCTACCAGCATAACGTATGCCGTTCTCTACAGTATTAAATAATACAGGACGTTCACGAAACAATTGCATGGAACGTGCCGACGTTATCATATGTCCAGCAGCGTTATAACGCAATCTAGGGGTTATATCTATTGCATAATCACCGTTATAGATGTTTATGTTACTGATATTATCAGTAAGCCATAGTACGTCTTTATAAGCTCTAGACCATGTAAGATTAGAGGAATTCCATATATCGTATGTCGGAGTATGATTAGCTCTATATGACACGACTATAGGGTCAGGATTAGCAATAACAGTATTGAATGTTACACTCATAACACCTGTCACATAATCTATAGTACCAGTACCAGGAAGTCCCGCAGGGTCTAGAAGATCATTAGTATAAACGAAGTTACCAAAACCATTATCATACAATACTTGCCCTGTAGCGGCATCACTAACAGATACAGTGAATGGGATTACTGGAAGGTTTGAAGCTGTATGAGCAAAGGCTCCCGTGGAACCATCACCAGTATCATACGCTTCACTTGTTACAGCAGTACCAGCAGATACATTGTTAAAGTATTCATAAGCTGTGTTCCAACGGTTAAGACGTCGCTTGTCAAGGGCTAAAAGCTCAACAGTACCATCGCTTTCATCGAAAACATGAATACCTCGTACATTACGGTCTGTGGTTTCTTCGCTATAGTGATATTCAGCAGTAACGGCACCAATTACAGCTCCAGAAAACGTTATATCTATCTCACCAGTAGCATAGTTTACCGAAGTAGTACCAGTAACACTGCCAGAAAAAGAACCCTCGCCATCATCATATGCAACCATAGTACCACCAACATCGGTGATAAACAGAGAATTAGGTATTATCGGTACTGATGTAGCAGTCTTCGTGTAGTTATTGCCAGCAACATTTACAAAACCAACAAGACCTTCCACGATAAGTCCAAGCCTGCCAAATTCTGATGCACCACCACGTTTCTTTATTATCCCACGGTCTACATATACATTATATAACTCTGTAAAAGCTTTGTCAGGTGTCAGCCAAGGCTCAAAAGATTTGTCCATACCACTAGTAAAAGGTGCTACCATGAAGGGTTTGTAACTCATAATGAAAATACCACCACGTTTTGTGCTGCATGGAAATTATTGAAACTACCTAGTACATAAAGTCGTGTTCTAACACGAAAACCATTAACAGTTTTGTTATCAATTATTATTGATGATCTTTTTCCTAGTGCGTCTACATTGAAAAATTCCGTATTTGCGACTACTGCATAATTAGTATCTAGTGGCTTGTTCCCAGTAAAAGTATATGTGTATATCCCAGTATCATATGTTACGCTAAGATTGTACCCAGTAAGAGAGCCTTCTTTTGTTACATACGCCCATGCTAATGGCATTATACCATCCCCATAGAGTAATCCGTCCTCAGTCAATTGTATTTCATTAGAATCAGCGTCTGTGTAGAATAATTCAGTGTCAAGAGTATCAGCCTTAGCATAGACAAAACCCTTGTCTGTTACACTTGTAGGAGATGGAGTTATCTCTGTAAGAGTAAGCTTGCGATGTTCACCATCGCTTTCACATGGTA